TGATACGATTGAGACTTCAGCGATGGGATCTACTTCAAGAACTTATCTACCAGGACTAACAAACTTTACTGGTTCGATGAGTGTATACTTCAGAGACGACGATGCGGCACAATCTGCATTGTTCTCAGCACCAGGAGCCGCGGCGGCAACAGTAGAACTGTTTCCATCAGGCAGAACAACAGGTGTTAAACTATCTGGAGAAATAATCGTTACGTCACACGAAATTACAGCGGCGAACGACGGGGCAGTTACCGCAGAAGTTAGTTTCCAAGGTTCAGGAAGCCTAACCAAAGCAGACCTTTAATATTTTATAATATGACAAAGGTTACCTTTAATGCAAAATCGCTCACGAAAGCGTTGGAGAAATCTGTTGATCTGATTTCAAAAACAATTAGTAGTGAAGTGCTTAAAGGGGTCAGACGTAGATCACCGGTGCGTTCAGGCCTGTTCAAAAGAAGTTGGCGTATGAGTGGAGGTAAGAACAAATATAGAATTACTAATCCACAACCATACGGACACGCACTTGAACATGGCAGGAGTGGACAGGCCCCAAAAGGTGTCGTCGGACCAACATTAAGACAAATAGGAAAATAGAGGAGATATAAGATGAGTATAACAGACAAAATAGCGAAGCACTATCAAACAAGTATTAGTGGTGAGTTAAAAAAGATCCACGTGGCGGAATGGGAAACTGACATTTATTGCAGATCCACTTACGCTTTGAGAGATGAATCCAAAGTGATTGAATTACAGTCACAGGGTAAAACTTTAGAAGCATTGGTTGAATCAATTGTAGTAAAAGCCAGAGACAAAAATGGTAAGAGATTATTCCAAGATGCCGACAGGATCAAATTAATGAATGAAGCAGATCCAGAGGTAGTACTCAAGGTTGCTTCTGCAATTAATAATGCAAAAGTAACAACGACACAGGAATCTATCTCAAAGGAATAGAGTCCAGTGCCGAGTTAAGGTTTGTAATGATACTGGCAGACAGATTAAAAAAGTCTGTCGAAGAAATATTACAGATGACGACACTGGAGTTTGAGATGTGGGCTGGTTACTTGTTGTATGAACATAATGAAGGTAAGAAAACTATGGGTAAACAACAGGCATCAATGCCTAGACCAGTAAGGAGACGTAGATAATGGCTGATGCAAAAACAAAATTACTGATTGAAATAGCAGTCAAAAATCAACAAGCGTTGGGTAAAGTATCTGCGGATCTTGACAAAATTAAAAGTAAATCATCAGGGTTGGCCGGCGCCATCAAAGCGGCGGCAGGAGCCTTAGCGGCATTTGGAGCGGCTAAACTGGTTAAAAGTTTTGTTGATGTAGGTAGTGAAGTTGAAAACCTTCAATTAAGATTCAAATTTTTATTTGGTAGTGCAGAAGAAGGTGCCAAGGCATTCGACACATTAAATTCTTTTGCGGCCACTGTGCCATTCTCACTAGGAGAGATAGCGGCGGCTTCAGGTAACTTGGCAGTTGTTTCCAAGGATGCTGTACAACTTAATAAAAACTTACAGATAACAGCAAACGTTGCCGCAGTTGCAGGTATAGACTTTAGGACTGCAGGAGAACAAATACAGAGAGCACTATCAGGTGGTATAGCGGCGGCTGACATCTTGAGAGAAAGAGGTGTTAGGGATATGTTAGGCTTCGCACAAGGAGCCACAGTTTCAGCGGAACAAACTGCTGAAGCGTTTGACAGAGTTTTTGGACCAGGTGGTAAGTTTGGAAGCGTTGCTGATGCATTGGCAGGTACTTTAACAGGTACACTATCAATGATAAATGACTCATTTAGAAAATTTCAAGAAAGTGTTGCTGAAGGATTTTTTGTAACACTAAAAGAAGAATTTGGATTATTAGATAGTTCATTAAAAGAAAATGAAGCAAGAATAAGAGAGATAGCAGGCACGATAGGTACGTTCCTTGCCAAATCAATCAAAGCAACAAGTACTACTATCCAATTTTTAGCACAAAATATTAACAAAGTAACGGCTGGATTTGCGGCAATTATTGCATTGAACATTACAGGCAAGTTCTTTGCTATGGCAAGAGCCGTAAGTGCTGTGCTTGTTGCCACAAGGTCACTTGTGGCACTATCAGTTGTAGGACTGGCGGCTGTTGCGGCATCAGTTGCGGCAGGAACTGCGGCATACTTTGGTATGAACAAGATTATTGATGAACTAGAAGGCAAGGTAACTGAAAGCAATGAATCATTTAAGAAACAACAAGATGAAGTAAGAGCCAATATAAGAGAACAGGCAAGATTTGCTAAGGCTGTTAAAAAATCCACAACCAATATTAAAGAACAAGCAGAAGAATCAATGACAATGGTTCAAAAACAAAGGGAGATGAATGAGACCCTAGAAGAAACAATAGCGGGCTCGGAAGAATTACAAAAAATAGTAGCCGCAAATAGAACACCAGTTGAAGCATTTGGTGATGGTTTTAAAAAAGCCATGAACGATGGAAAAACAGCAGTAGAACAATTAGAAGATGCAGGTGCAAGAGCGTTTGGCAGTTTGACAGATTTAGTTACAAACTTTGTAATGACAGGTAAATTTAATTTCAAAGACTTTGCAAGATCTATAATTGCAGACCTTGTACGAATAGCGGCACAGGCGGCAATAACATTTGCTATTAAAAAAGCACTTGCGGCATTTGGTGGACCAGTGGGTGGATTCTTATCAGGTTTCCTTGCAGATGGTGGACCAGCCAAAGCAGGTGAGGCATATGTGGTTGGTGAGAGAGGACCAGAACTATTTGTTCCAAATCAATCCGGACAAGTTGTGCCTAATGAAGCAATGACAAGTGGAGCGGCTATTGGTGGAGAAGTAAACGTAAATTTCAACATTAATGCAGTGGATGCCGCAAGTTTTGATGAATTGTTATTATCTAGGAAAGGATTAATTGTAGGAACTATACAACAAGCATTTAGACAGCAAGGTAGGAGATTTGCTTAATGGCTATCAGAGATAGGGTACGTTTTGTCGATTGGAGAGTTACACAAAACAACATTGTAAATGTTTCTCTCACTGGTGATAGATATGTGGCCAATCTTGGCAACAGTCATTGGGAGTTCACACTCAAGACTGCTCCCATATCAAGATCAGATGTGGGCAACAAAATGCCACTATCCACAGACAACACAGATATTTTTACATTTTTACTACCGGTAACTTTGGATGATTCAAAAGGCACAGTGTCAGGCACAGTAACAGTGAGTTCAAGCACATCAGATGGTGCCAATCCTGCGGCAGGATCCAAACAAATAAACGTCACCGGTGGATCTGGCACACTTAAAGCAGGAGACTTTATCAAGTTTTCAAATCACACAAAAGTTTACATGCTAACACTAGACACCAATCTAGATGGATCAAGCGTGGACGCTGTGCATTTGTATCCGTCATTGATTAAAAATGTTTCTGGTGCTACAATCACATATGACAACGTACAAATCAAAGCGGTACCTATTTCAAAAGCATTCAATTACAGCATTGGCATTGACGACATGATGGAGTGGGAACAAACTTTTAGAGAGGTAGTGTAATGACATCATTCCCAGATACTGCCATATTCAACAGCATAGAAATTGCAGATCAAAGATCAGAGATAGGCACCATTGATGCAGGTGGCAAAATATACAACAGATTTTTAAAACAGAGATGGCAATTGGAACTGCAAAGCATTCCACTTACCACAGCACAATATCAATCCATATATCCATTCTTGGTACAACAAAATGGCGAGAGCGGAGTATTCACTTTCCAATATCCTTTGAATCCAATGAGTACAAAACAAGACAGTTTGGATTATAGTAGTGTCAATTACAAGTTGGCAAGGAATGGTACAACAGATGCATTAACAAAAGGATCAACATCGTACAGCAACGCATATTTGGCAGATACTGTTAATAATTTAGGTGCAGGTGAAGGATTTCTTTATTCTCATGATTTCATAAAATTTGCAAATCATTCTAAAGTTTACAAGATAGCAGGTGCTGATAGTTCTGGCGTAACGTTATTCAATGCAAACACAGGGGTTGGTAGCCCAAGCGGAAACCTAAACATCTATCCAGCATTGGTGGAAGATGTACCCATAGATACTGTGATAACAGTGTATAGACCAAACTTCAAAGTGAGACTTGTAGGTGATGTACAAAGTTTTGAGACAGACATTGACGGCAAGTTTGAAATAAAAATGAGTTTGGTGGAGGATTATTAATGCCAACGATAACAAACAGGAATACAAATTTTACGAAAGAATTTTTAGCACAAACGGAACTAAGATTTATTGATCTTGTGAGAGTAGAATTGCCTGCAGGCACTTTATTTTACACCAATTGCGAATTTGATGTTGCAGTCACTTCTGAGGACGGAAGCACGACAGAAACATATCTAACTGGTTCGGGATACATCAATCATTCTTCGATTTCATTGTCATCACAGGCAAAAACTGACACATTGGATATAACGTTTGATGCCTCACAGGTGGACAGCACCTCAACCAACATAGCCGCACAACTTGCCAATGGTAATGTGCATGGAGCACCAGTGACAATTAAAAAAGCATATGTGGACAGCACAGGCGTGGTCTTTAATTTTATTGCATACCAAGGCATAATAGATAACTTTAGTTTGAAATACAATGACGATGGTGCAAGTGCAACAATATTTTGTGGAGGAGAATTTGCCAACTTTGACAAGGTCAATTTATATGGATTCACAAACACAACCAGTCAAAGCAAATTGTTTCCTTTGGACACAGGATTTAAATTTGCAGAAAGCAGTAAGTCTAACATAAGGTGGGAAGAATAATATGGGAATTTTTAAAAGGATAAAAAGGCGTGTTTCAAAACTAATACCAAATGAGATCAAAAGACCTGTAAAGGCTGTAATCGATCCGGTATTTGATTTTGTCACAGACACTGCCAAGGCTGTT